ATGGGTCGTGCCATGTTGCGGGCCTATCACCGGACGTGGATCAAGGCACACGAGCAGATTGAACTGATCTCGACCGAGCAGACTTTCACGGCCGAGCTGATCAACCCCGAGACCGGCCGCCGCAGTCGCAAGCTGAGCCTGGCCGGCAAACTCGACAAGGTGGCCCGCCAGGACGGCGTGGTCTTCTTTGACCACAAGACTACGTCGGACAATATAGAAGACCCCAACAGCAACTACTGGCGTCAGCTCGCGGTGGACAGCCAGCCCAAGATGTACGAGCTACTGCTCGGCCAGAACGGGGTGCTCGTGGACCGGGTTGTCTGGGACGTGGCCAAGAAGCCCCGGCTGTCTCCACGTCGGATCAGCGTGGCCGACTGTAAGGCACTCGTGGCAACGTGCAACTGGTACGGATCTGACGTGTCAGCCGACAGCGTGACCTGGGCCATGGAAGCCCAGCGTGAGAACCCCGAGCTATTCGAGGCACGCCTGTTTTTTGAGATCAAAACTCACCCCGAGAAGTATTTCGCACGCCGCTCGGTAGAGCGGATCACCAGCGAGCTGATCCAGTTTGCCGGAGACCTCTGGGAGGTGGGCCAGCGTGTGCAGCGGTCAAAGAAGAGTGACCACAAGCTACGCAACCCTGGCGCGTGCATGCATTACGGCCGGCCCTGCCAGTTCCTTGGCATCTGCTCGGGGCACGACCGGCCTGACTCTCACCGCTGGCAAATCAAAGAGGACGTGCATGTCGAGCTGGACGGTGAGGTGCCTGACGGCCGCGACGTGGTGACCAACAGTCGCATGAAGTGCTTTCTCCAGTGCGAGGCAAAGCACTTTTATCAGTATGAGATGGGGATTCAACGAGTGGACGCGGAGCGCACGGACGCACTCCATTTCGGGACGCTGTGGCACCACGCAATGGATGCTTGGTGGGCCGCTGCAAGTCGAGGAGAGAAGAATGGCAACAACAAAAGCGGCAAGCAAGAACTGGCTGTCGCAGATAACCAAGAAGGTGGCCAAACGGCCGGCCCTGCTGGTGATCATGGGTAAACCGGGCGTGGGTAAGACATCCCTGGCACTCAACATTCCCGGCGTGGTCTGCATTCAGTTCACACAAGAGCAGAGCATTGGTGCCCTCAAGGCCACCGGGGCTGTGCCGGAGGATGCGGCAGTGTTCCCGTGCCCGGCCAACTGGAACGAGCTGCTCGCCATGCTCGAGGAGCTGGCCACCGGGGACCACAACTACAAGTGTCTGGCAATTGACACGGTGAGCTGTGCCGAGCGAATGATGCACGAGCATGTGTGTGCCCGTGACTACAACGGCGAGTGGGAGCGTGGATTCCTGGCTTATGCGCGAGGGATAGAGGCTAGCCTGGCCGACTTCCGCCAGTTCCTGCGGGCGGTCGACAGGATCCGCGACGAGAAACGCATGTCGGTCGTGATGCTCGAGCACACGCAGGTGCGGCCCTACAAGAATCCTCTTGGCGAGGACTACGACCGGTTTGTTCCGGCCCTCCACGCCAAGACGTGGGACCTCCTCCACCGCTCGGCCGACGCTGTGATGATGGCCGACTATTTCGTCTCGGTGGACGAGTCGGGCAACCGGCCCAAGGGCAAGGGCGGGAAGACTCGCATTCTGAGGACAACCTACAGCCCGGCCTGGGACTGCAAGAACCGCTACCAGATGCCCGACGAACTCGACATGGGCGACAGCGGCGCGGAGGCGTGGACAAATCTTTTGGACGCAATGAAAGGTGAAAACTGATGGCATACGAACAAGGAACCTACCGCTGCCGTGTCAGCGGTCAGGGGTTTTTCAAACTGGACAATGACAAGAAGACTGAATACTTCGGGCTGACGGTCGTGCCGTTGGGGCGGCTCAACCCGACAGACCCAGACGGGCCACTCACCCCGTGCGAGGACTGGCCGAGAACTGTGCGGCTGTGGCTCACGGCCAAGGCTGTCGAGATCACCGGAAACCAGCTCATGGAGCTTGGCTGGGACGGCGAGCGGTTTGTGGACCTGGACCCGGCGACCGACGGGTTCCACGACTTCAGCAACCAGGAAGTCACGTTGGTCTGCACCCGTGAGCAGGTCGGCACCAAGGTCTATGACAACTTCAGTTTCCCTCGCAGCTCCAAGCCTGTCGGCAGTGGCCCCGAGCCGGATCCCGAGATTGCAATCAAGCTTGACCGCTTGATGGGGAACAAGTCCAAGCCGAAAGCCAAGGCCAAGAAGGCCGCAGCACCGCAAGAGGTGCCGGCTGATGATGAGGTGCCGTTTTGAGCCTACCCGACCAGTGCCGTGTGATTTACGAGGCGTATCCCCGCAAGGTGGGGCGTGGTGCGGCCATGAAGGCAATCCTCAAGGCACTCAAAGCCGTGCCTTACGAGGAACTTCTCGAGGCCGTCCGCGAGTACGCCCGTGCTCGTGAGGGGCAGGAGCGAGAGTACACCCCCTACCCAGCCACATGGTTCAACCAAGAGCGGTGGGCTGACGACCGGGAAGAGTGGTGGCCGAGTGGCCCGACCCTGCCGGCCGCAGCGGCTTTCGAGATGGTCAGGTCGGCGGTCAGGTCTTACGGCATCAAGGGGGTGCGTGAGGCCATGGCCAGCCTGCCTGACGAGGTGGAGACGGCGGCACGAGAGATGGGGTGGTCCCGCTTGTGCGACATGACAAATCCAGAGGTGGCCTTCGGCCGTTTCAAGGTGATGTATGAACAAACTGCTGGACGACCTGACCTGCGAAATTGAGCACAACCGCACCATTGTCGTGGACCGCAGGCTCTTGCAGCGTGCCAAGACCGAGATCCAGCGGCTGACTCATGCTGTTGACGCCATACAGTATCAGCTCGACCTGGCGAGGGCCGAGAACCATACGCTGCGTGGCCAGATGGGGGGACAGGGGTGATCACAGTTGGCTCACTTTTCTCCGGCGCAGGAGGTCTGGAACTTGGCCTAGAGATGGCGGGTGGATTCCAGGTGAAGTGGCAATGTGAAATCAATCCGTACTGCCAGGCCGTTCTGAGGAAACACTGGCCGCATGTTCCAAAGTGGGACGACGTGAAAACATTTCCGCCTGATCCAGTGGAGGATTGGGCAGTGGACATGGTGTGTGGGGGGTTCCCGTGCGTGGATATCACCAACGCTCAGACTGCATTGTCAAAACACAAGAAAGTGTTGAAGGGGTTAGACGGTGAACACAGTGGCCTGTGGACAGAATTGCTCCGGGTGGTCCGCTTATTGGAACCGCGACTCATCCTCCTGGAAAACTCGTCAGCTCTCGTTATTCGAGGACTCGACCGTGTCCTCGGTGATTTGTGCGAAGGGGGGTATGATGCTGAGTGGCAAGTTATATCAGCAGCCCAATGCGTGGGCGCACCACACTTGCGCAAAAGATTGTTTCTCGTCGCCTGGCGAGACATTCCGCACACCTTCAGCAAGGGACTGGAAGGGACAGAGCGCGGCGTCTTGGCGGAACCGGACAACTGGAGACACCACGCCGACTCTGGCAGATCAACTTGGTGGCACACCGCACCCGCAATTCGCACTGTGGCTGATGGGGTTTCCCACCGACTGGCTGGACGACGTGACACCTTGAGCGCGGTGGGCAATGCGGTCGTGCCCCCTGTGGCAGAGTTTATTGGCCGTCGCATAATGGAGTTTGCTGGTGGTGAATTCGAGAAATAAGGGTGCTCGCGGCGAGCGGGAGTTTGCGCACGAGATTGAGCGTGTATTTCCTGGCGTAGAGGCACGCCGTGGCGTACAGCATGCCGGTGGGCCGGAGTCACCTGATGTTGTCCACTCACTGACCGGCATCCATTTTGAGGTCAAGCGAACCGAGCGGCTGCAACTTCGCAAGGCCATTGCCCAGGCTGAAGAGGACTCCGGCAACCGTGTGCCGGTGGTTGCTCACCGCTGGAACAACGGGCGGTGGTATGTGATCCTGCCGTTTGAGGATCTCCCGGCGGTGGCCACAAACGTGTACCTGACGGTGGCCGAGAATGCCTGACCGCTGGATGGATCTCAGAAACGGCCGCATGATCACTGTCGAGACCCCCGACGGTGACCTGACAATCCGTTGCGAGTTTAGCTCTGGCCGTGGCCGACGTGCCAAGATTCACCTGACGTGGCCGTCATGCTGGGGTGACGCTGAGATACTGTCTGCTTCAACTGATCTGGATGACACTCACCCCGGCGAGTAAAATGAAAGCACGAGCCGTGGAGGCGGCGGGGACCTTGTTCTCCGTCGCCTCCTTTTTTTAACGAGTGATCAATGCCGTGTTTGTTCGCCTCATCTGGATTGGCGGCCCGCTGGATGGCCACATTGAAGAGCGCAGCCAGGGGGTCAAACACGTCTACGTCATGGAAGTTATTGATACCGGCATATTTGAGCACTGCTACCTGTCCGACAAACCCGTCGGCCCTGGTGTGGACGAGGCAAGACTGTATCACACCGAGGTCGTGAAAAATGAGTGCGGAACAGGAGAGGTTGAGGACTCTTGAACTAGCTCAAGCCGAGCAGATGGGGCGAGGCGAGGAACGCTGGGCCACCCAGCAGAACCTGAACGAAACACTGGCACAAACAATCAGGGACCACGAGAGGCGTCTGGTCGCACTTGAAAAAAGGGTCATGTACTTCTCGGGGGCTTCAGCGGCCGTCGGGGCTTTGCTTGGCGGGGCTGCGTCCCGCTTCCTGATCTGAAAACGGAAGGGATTCCATGAGGCGACTCGGTATCACGCTGATGGTGTTTGCCCTGTTTCTGGGCAACGAGCTGCAAGCTGCGGCCAAGGATATTGCGACTCATCTTCAGACTATTTCGGTCACGGTGAAGGCTGGCCGGTCTGAAGGCTCTGGGGTCGCGTTTGTCCGAGACGGCCAATGTTTCATCTGGACTGCCGGCCACGTGGTCAACGGGTTGCAGATGATACGCCGGGTGCCTGACCCGACGACCGGGACCATGCGAAGTGTGACCACGTTCCGAGATGCCCAGGTGGTTAAGACCCTAGTCGAGAACGGCCGCACTGTGGGCCACCTGATGATTGATGCCGAGGTCCTGAAGTATTCCGGTGCCGACTACGGTGATGACCTGGCCATCCTGCGAGTCCGCAAAAAGGGATTCATTACGCAAAGCGTGGTCTTCACGCCGGATGCCCTGCCGCCACTGGGTACGCCCTTGCT